GGTGGCGGTGGTGGCGGTGGAGGTGGTGCTACGCCAAGAGAAAGCGAGGTTCCAGCCTTAACACGAACCTATGACCTTTCCAAGAAATTATTAGAGATTGATCGTCAAATTCTTGAAGCCCAATTTGCAGAAAATAAACTAGCGGTTGAAACCTTAAAAATGAAGCGAATTGACGCAGAATTAAGAGGAAAGGTTGCAGATATTAACGCTGAGGAGATTCCCGATAACGAAAAAAAAATAAAGCAAGACCAGGCGCTTCTTGAGTTGAAAAGGCAATATATGGACCTTGAGTTTGAACAGCGTGAGATAGATAAACAACGGCAAGCTGCGATTGAAGCGGCATTCCTTCCATTGCAGCAGGAAACAGAATTATTAGAAGCAAAACTCCTTGGGTTAGGTAAAGAAGTCGCTTTAAGGCAGCAGGCGGCAAACATTGCGGCAGCAACGGATGGTGTTGAAGAAAAGCAAGTCGAAGCAATTCTGCGGAAAAATGAAGCCCTACGCGAGCAACTTAAAGCCCAAGAAGAGCTTGAAGCACAAGCTAAACAACTTGCTACCGCTATTTCTAGTGAAATTGGCGGGGCATTTAAGTCGATTATCAAAGGGACCAAAACCACGCAGGAAGCCTTCGCTGACATGTTCGAGGGTATTGCTGATCAATTCCTTGACATGGCGCTAAAGATTTTGCAAGACGCCATTACTCAGCAATTAATGAGTCTGTTTACCAGCCTTTTAAGTGGTAGTAGTGGGACGCCTATTTTGGGCAATAAGATTGGCCAGTTTGGTGGCGGGAATTTCGGCGGATTCTTTGCCAAGGGAGGGACGCTAGGCGCTGGGGAATGGGGAATCGCAGGCGAGGCAGGACCAGAAGTTGTTCGTGGCCCAGCTAGCATCAGTCCGATGGGCGCGGGAGGCAATACCGTGGTCAACATCACCGTCAATGGGAACGGAGGCGGTACAAGTTCTTCTAGCGGCAGTAACGCGACAGAAGCGGCGCGTTTAGGCAAACTGATCGAAAGGTCAACGCTCGCCATCATTAACCGTGAAAAACGGGCTGGCGGTATTCTTTCTTCTACGATGTAACTCATGCCTGTAAATTGCAACGCCATTTCTCTGGACAACCTCTGCGTTACACCGTCAGCGCAGAAACAAACAACGTTCCGGATCCTGCAACAGCAATATGGTGATGGATATGTGGCACGTCGCCAGGCAGGGCTTAATCCTGTCAGCTATACGTGGGGCGTTAGCACTCCGCCCATGAGGTTTGAGGACGCCTATGCCTTGGAACAAGAGCTAATTGCAAACGGCGCAGGTTTCTTCCTGTGGACGCCGCCTAATGAAGATGAGGCCCACGAATTTATCCTTGATCCTGTCCAATGGGATTGGAATTTTCAATCTGATGATTTGGCGAGCCTATCCTTCACGTTGAAGCGGTGGTATCAATAAATGACTGAAGGGCGCACATTCCGGTTTAACGAAGACCAACAAGGTCTAGCTGGCGGCGCAATTATTGAGTTGATTGCGATTGATACGCAATCGGGGGTTCAGCCAATTCCTGATGTTCCTTCAACCGGTCCAGATTGGGAGAACGGGAATGGCACCTGTTACGTCAACCAAGATACTAATGATTACGGATTTAGCGATGTCGTCAATAATGTGCCCGAATCAATCTGCGAAGATCCAACAGGAGCGGCGTTTGCTCCTGGCACCACCGATTGGGACGATGCCAATGTTGAACCTAGGGATCAAATCACAGGTGGTCGTCCTGTTGCTACGGGCTTTTTGTATTTCTGCAATTGGATAGAAACCGAGGGTAGGACGGTTAAATTTGGCGGTAATTCTTACGCGCCATTGCCTTACAAGGCTGAAGGTTTTCAAATAAGGAATGAAGGCGTACCACCCAATCCTTCTATTACCATCGCAAATATTGGCTTAGAGATGACGAGTCTCGTCAATTCATATGATGACTTATTAGGTTGCAGGTTAATCAGAAGACGAGTGCTTGCGCGTCATCTTGACGACGGTTCAGATCCTGATGTTGATGCACGATGGCCTGATGAAGTTTGGTTTATTCAGCAGAAAGCGGCTGAGTCAAAGCTAACTGTTACGTTCCAATTGTCGACACCATTTGACCTTGATGGTGTGACGTTACCTAGTCGCCGTGCTCTGCGCTATTCCTGCCCGTGGGTATATCGCGGTGAAGAATGCGGCTATACAGGCGGTCCAGTGGCGACCATTAAAGACCAGCCAACCAACAACCCTGCTGATGACAAATGTGGCAAACGTGTCGCTAGCTGTCGTTTACGTTATGGCGGGAGCAAAGATTTACCTTATGGCGGCTTCCCAGGATTGACTTTATGAATTGGCTTACAGTCGAGCAACGTCATGCAATTCGTGCTTGCGCTATTAAACAGCCAGACGAGGAGACATGTGGATTCATATTGACTGATGGCACCGTTGTCGCGGTAGAGAACGAAGCGCGGGATAAAGCAAATCAATTCATGATTGGTCCTGCTTGTTATGCCAAGCATGACGAAATGATCGCAGGCGTATGGCATAGCCATTTGGAATTGGCAGGATTTAGCCAATTGGATCAACAGGTAATTTCAGCCGATACTTTGCCTTGGGTGGTTTACTGTTTAGCGGATGACAGTTTTCATGAATGTGATCCACAGACTACGGCTCCATTTGAAGGGCGCCCGTTTGTCTTTGGCGTTTATGACTGTTACTCCCTTATCTCGGATTATTTAAAGGAGAAAGGGGTTGCGCTCCCACCGTGGCAAAGAGGCAATTGGGGTGAATGGAATACGCCCAGCTTCAGCCCATTCGACGACGAATGGAAAAACTTTGGCAAACCTGTCACCCGTGCGCCTTATCAAGCAGGCGACATGTTGCTTTTAAATCTTGGCGATTATCCCAGTCATACTGACCACGTTGGAGTTTTTATTAATCCAAAGCAGTTTTTGCACCATCCCTCTCAGGGCATTAGCCGCTTGCAAACATTCGGTGGCTATTGGAAACGTCGGCTAAACTGGATTATCAGACCGCACTCCTTGTGGAACAGCTGAAAACAATCAAGTTGTTAGGTGCTGCTGGTCGCAAGTTCGGGCGAACGTTTCAGCTTGCGGTTAAATCACCAGCTGAAGCCTTTCGTGCTTTATGCGTTCTTTGCCCTGGCTTAAGAGGATGGGTTTTAGCCCAGCATGAAAAAGGAGTTGCGTGGCGCGTCGTTACTGATGACGCAGGAGGACTCAAGGAAGATGAACTCAGCAGAGAGACAGGCCGGGAAATTATTATCTTTGCCCCGATAGTCAGAGGCGCGGGTGGTGACGGCGGCTTTTTTGGCTTCTTTGGCATCATCCTTGGTGTTGTATTAATTGCCGCAGCGTTTATCATCCCTGGCGTTGGTTTTGCTGTTGGTGCGCTTGGCGCTTCATTGGTTTTAGGGGGCGTTGCACAACTGCTAACGCCTACGCCAATATTGAAAAGGCAAGCAGAGACGGGTGAGGATGGCTCAGTGCAACTTGAATCAAACCTTTTTACCCGTGGCTCATCTAACGCTGCACAAGGCGAAGTGGTGCCTGTCTTGTACGGTCAACGCAGGATCCCAGCTCCGCGTCTTGTTAGTTTTGATCTGAGCATTCTCCCTTCTTCCCGTAGCATTAACACCAACAACGTCGGCCTTCTTGGCTACGTCAACAGGCAGGATCTGTAATGAAATACATTCACGGGGCTGGTGGCGGCGGTCAGAAACAGCAAAAGCAAGAAGAACCGCCAAAGCCCGTAATTGCACAGGATGATCCAGCCCTAAAATCGATCTCTTTCGCAAAACTCCAGTTTTTGCTATGTGAAGGAGAAATCGAAGGCCCCGCGTTTGGTAACACGAAAAAGGGTTTAGAAGAATCCGTTTTTTTAGATAACACTTCAATTCGCAGCGCGTCGGGGAAAGTAGCGCCACAGCCAGAAGATTTAGTTTTTAGTTGGGGCAGAGAATCAAGTCAGCAAAGTGGCGTTCCTGATTACAACCGAGTTTCGCAGGTTGAATCTGTTGACACCCTGTGCGCCTTTTTGCTGCCAGTGTCCAAGGACGTTACAGGGTCAGTGGTTGGGGGTAGATATTACGCCACAGTTTTATTGACATGGCAAGGTCTTTATAGAAGCGTCATTGACGGCGATAAAGTTTCCGGCAAGACGGGGGATGTCAGAACTTATGCCGTTAGGTATGAAGTGCGTTATACAGATAGCCTTGGGGTAACAAGACTTGTTTACAACGACAAGCCTTATGGCAAGTTTAGTTCAACCTTTCAACGTTCACATCGTTTTGAGCTGTTGGGCACCGGGCCAACTTGGACTATTACTGTTGTTCGTTTGACTGTTGATGATGACACAGAAGATGCTGAAACCGATGGGGCTTCAAAGAGTGTATCGGCCTTTAATTTTAGCACCGCTGTTTTATCATTAGACCAAAAATTTAATTACGCCTACTCCTCAATGCTTACCGTGGGGGTAAGGGCGGATAGATATTCAACAATCCCTAACGTCTCAATTGAGCTAAAAGGGCTAAAGATTCAAATACCTGAAAATTACAACCCTATTACTAGAACTTATAGTGGAATTTGGAATGGAAGGTTCAAGCTCGCTTATTCCAATAATCCAGCATGGGTGTTGCGTGATCTCATCATCAACAACCGTTATGGCGCTGGTCAGTACATAAACGAAGATGCTATTGATAAATGGGAATTATACTCAATTGCTCAGTATTGCGACGAATTAGTACCTGCTGCTGATAGTGGCCTTGAGCCAAGATTTACCTGCAATCTTTTATTGCAAAGTGGAGCCGAAGCCTGGAGTGTGCTTCAACAGTTAAGCAGCATCTTTCGCGGTTTGCTTTATTACTCCGCTGCACTTGCTGTATCAGCGCAAGACCGGCAAAAAGATCCGGTTTTTACATTTAGTGAAGCCAATACGATTGAACAATTCTCTGATGACGGCGAGGTAAGCGTTGGCAATTTTACTTATTCCGGCACCGCACGACGCGCCCGACATACTGTCGTGCTTGCAAGTTGGGACGACCCTCTCAATAATTACGAAACTAGAATTGAATATATCTCTAACGATGAGATGTATGAGGCGTTTGGATATCGCCCAATCGATCTACGACTTCTTGGCGTTACGAGCCGAGGGCAAGTCTTACGTGCAGCGAATTGGCTGTTGTTATCTGAGCGTTTGCTGGACGATACAATTACTTTCTCGACCAATGAAATCGGGATGTCATTACGTCCTGGCGATGTTATTAAAATTGCAGACTCAACAAAAGCAGCATTGCGGATTGGCGGACGTATTCAGGATGTCAGCCCCGATGGGTTAACTATTACTCTTGACCAAGCGCCACAAGATCCACCTGGCGGCTGGGCTGGTGCTACGACGAATTGGATGTATTCCGATGCAGAAGGAAACCCGGCTTTGCAAATTGCAAATGTGCTAACGCACGTAGGCAATGTCATCACAATTGACAGTACGGGTGGGAATATACCTGTCAAAACGTTCCCCTGGTTAATTGAATTTCCTGGCAGGACCGCTCAGCTATTTCGTGTTCTTACCGTAGAAGAAAGAGACGAAGGCGTTTACGGTATATCTGCTTTAAGGTATCGCGCTGATATTTATGCAGCAGTTGATTTTGACACCCCGCTAGAAGAAGATGAAAGCTATTTATTCAAGGTAGTTGCACCCAGCGTTCCTACTAACGTTAAATCACAAGTGATATGGGACAATAACACTGCAAAATTGGAAACAACTTGGGATCCCCCAGCCAATTCAACGATTCTGTTTGAGTATGACCTGACGGTTGAAAGCTATCGCTTGCAATGGCAATCAGGCACGGTGGAGGATGACGGAACTATTGAATGGTCCGAATCGTGGATTGAAAGGGGACGGCAGACAGATGACATTGAATGGGTTGTTATTGATCAGCTCACCATTAGTGACAAGTTTCGGGTTCGCATTGCGGCTGTAAGTCGCCTAGGCGTTCAATCTGATTGGTCTGAGACTGTTATCGCTGATGACATTTGGGTTTGGTTCCCAATGCCCGACCTCAGCATTCCACGGCCTGGGACAAATAGCCGTTTAGTTTTCTTCAATCAAAGCTCTGGTTCTCAGCTCTTTACGTGGGACTTTAAGGGGATCCCTATTCCGCCTTATGTCAGCGGAGTGCGCTTAGACGTCAAACCAAACAGACCTTTGACGCCCACACAAGCAGAAGGTTTGCGACCGCCTCTTGATGGCGATATTTATATTTATGGCGATTATCCATTAGAAGAATACGCAGTATGCGTTTTCCATGCAGACACAAACTGGGAATGTAGGGTTTCATTTACTACTTTTGTGATTGGTTTAGAGGGCGATACATATGCCACAGCGTTAGTTGACAGGCTCGATATTGTGCCACCAGCACCGGATTTATTTACGGTTGTTACTGATACAGATGTGAGAAGTATCGCTCCGATGAGGCGATTTAGCTGGTCATTACCTACGTCTGAAATCAGCCAAGTGGATGACGATAATCCAGCGATGCGATCGCTTCCAAGGGACCAAGAAGTTCGCAATGTTGTAACTAGCAACTGGCCACTAGGCAAGGTCACTGATATTACGCAATTTCTTGTTAGGTATAAAGCAGGGTTTGACAATATCTGGGATTTAGGCGTTCCATTATTTGCTGACGGCGTACCAGGAGACCAGCGATATTTTGAAACAGAATTATTTGACGGCGGTCAATGGACGGTAATGATTCGCTCGGTAGATCAAACCGGTTGGGTTTCGGACAACCAGGCTTCAATCGTTATTAACTTTGGAGACGCGATTCCTACCAACGTTGTTGAAACGTTTGATGCTCACGCAGAAGGCTGGCCGGGACAAAAAATCAACATGGAAGTCTATACCGGGAGCCCATACGATAATGCTGCTTTATTATGTGAAACCCCAGTAGGAACTTTAATCCCTAGCGACGTTATTAATGATCCAGGGGATAGTATTTGTACTGATGCGCCTACTTACGATAGCCCTGAATTTGATGCTGGCGTAGCACCGTATGATGATGCGAATGCACTGCCTCGTGGAGAAATTAATATTGGCGGTGATGGTGATTTAGTACAAATTGATCCAACGCTGGATGGGTTTTATTTCTATCCATTTGAAGTATTGGCGGGAGATTCAGGCATACTTATTACAACTGTTTCTACTGGAACTTATCAATGGTTCTTGCGACGTATTGGCTCAGACGTTAATAAACCTATGTATCCTGATCCCCAAGGCGATCCAATGTATCCAGATCCACAATCGGATTACATGTATTTAGACACCAATACCCAGTTAGGTGTTGCTTTCCACCCGTACGCTCCGTTTGAGAAACTGGAAGCGGGTAATTATGAAATCAGTTGCCGGATTCGTTCTGTCAATGGAATAACACGAACAGCCTTATCTGTGACGACGGTAGAATTAGATTATCCCGACGTTGTACAAACCATGGAGGACGTATCGATCGTAACTACTGATCAACGTGTGTTCTTCCCTGAGCCGTTCCCGCACCGTTGTAAAGCCGTAAACCTGACGCTTCAAGATCCCCCAGGGACCGTAACCATCCCAGCGTCGGCCTATTTGCGCGGCAAGGATCCTGCTTACTTCGACGTGCGACTCATCGATTCAAGCGGCAGTATTGTGAATGGATTGGTGGACGTTACCGCTGTCGGTTACTAATGACGAATCTTCCTACTTCTGAACAGACTGGCGACCTAGACAATCTTGCCGTTACAAGGGCAGAATTTAGGACTGAAATCGGCATTTTGCTGGAGTACATCGCGCAGGCGTTGGGCTCAGTTTCCGGCACTTATACGACTGAAAACGTCAACCCGTTTAATCCAGAATTGCAAGGTACGCCGACGTTAGAGATCGGCGCTGAGCCTGTTGCTGATGACAGCACCTTGCGTATTCCTACGACTCAGTGGGTAAAGAAATCGGGCCGATACGTTGGCGCAACCGCTCCTGATAACCCCCCAGACGGGATGCTCTGGATTAATAACGCCAGTGTTCCTTACTCACTGCTGGCTTTCAACGGGGCTTCGTGGGATCTTATAAGCGGCGTTGCGTCTGGCACTCGAATGTTGTTCCAACAGGACAACGCGCCTAACGGTTGGACTAAAGATGTCGCCAGTGACAATATTGCGTTACGTGTAACTGCTGGAACTGTATCAACCGGTGGAACGATGGATTTTACGCAGGCGTTTAATTCTGCGCGTGTGATCAATGGAACCGTTGGGAATACGTCGCTCTCTATTGCCCAAATGCCTGCCCACTCGCATCCTGTTAGCGATCCCGGCCACTCTCATACTTACCGGCGACCGAATATAAGAGCAGGTGATCCCAAGGGTGGGACAGCTTATTCAGACGATAGTACCTATGCTGACTCAACGGACGCTAAATTTACCGGAATAGCGATTGGGAACACAGGAAGCGGCCAAACTCATACCCATACTTTCGCTGGTAATAATTTCAATATTGATGTTAAATATGTAGACGTGATCATTGGGATAAAGGACTAAATGCAGCTTGAAAACGGTCATTTTTGCCCCCTTGTCCAGGGCGATTGCAAACAACTTGAATGCGTCTACAACTTGAATGCGTCTGGTTTACGCGAGTGGTAGGGAAAGATCCAAATACCGGAAAACAGGTAGACGAATATGGCTGCGCTGTTGCTTGGTTGCCCACCCTACTTATCGAGAATGCCCAGCAATCAAGGCAGACTGGTGCTGCTGTAGAGAGCTTTCGCAATGAAATGAGTAATAATGGAGGAGCGTTCCTTGGAATGATTGCTGGGGCAGCCCAGAAACAGTTCAACCATTCTCAGTAGAATCAATCCATGACTTTAAAAATTTTAAACAAGCGGTCTGTTGCCATTACTGGCGACGTATCTGATGCACCTCTGCCCTCAGACCTTGAATATGGGGAGATTGCGGTTAATTATGCGAACGTTGATCCCGCTTTATTTATCCGCGATAGCAACGATGTCGTCCGTCGTTTTCCTGTTGACGCCGGACCAAATGAGAAATATGCCATTGCCAATGACAGTACATCACTCGTAGGTAATGATACAACCACGGCCATTAACGCAGCACTAATCGCCAGCGGTGATATTGCCTCTATCAGCGAATTACATGTATCAGATCAGTGTCAAATAACAGATAGTGGAAGCCCTGACTTTAATGCTGTTGCGCCTATTGGTCAGTATTTATGGGATGGCACTGTTTGGTTTGTAGGCGGTGGCGGTGGAGTCAGCCAAATTGTTGCGGGTAATAATGTCACTGTTTCACCGACAAATGGTGAAGGTGTCGTCACTGTTAACTCTACAGGTATTGGCGAAGCGCCAGTAGATGGTCAACAGTATGGAAGGCAGAATGCAGGTTGGAGCGTTATCACTGGCGGCGGCGGTGGTGGAACTACCAAAGCCAACATCTACGGCACAGCTAAGGCTTGGGGGGAAGTTGCTGCCGGTGGAAATCTGCTAGCTGGACGCAACGTTACGTCGTCGTATGCAGGAGGTGGCGTATATGCAATAGCCATTAATCCACCGATGGCGTCTGAAAACTATG